CGAGAATATACCGCTGCATGCGATCCAGTCCTTACAGCACCCGGGAAATTAATCTGGAATGCTTCACAGGCCGTTCACTGTGATGAGCGTTCCAGACAGATCCGGCGCCGGTATAGCAAGCACGTGGAGGTTATTACTAAACTAGACTCTTTGGTTTCGTCATTTTCCATTAAAATAAGTGACGTGGCTAGTTTAGACCTTGAAGTGTTAAGCGAAGGTGAACGGTTCTGGGACTTCCTTACACTTAGTGCTTGCGTTAATCTAGATATATATCCAGCAACGTTGGTCGACGCCTGTATTCAATATATCTTCCTAAATCCTATTCCGCCTGAAACGTTCCGGTTATTAGATCCGGCTCTATATTGGGAGACTCTCAAACTACCCCCCGGTGTGCTACACGCTTTAACTCATCCAGCGCCCGAATGGATTCAGAAGAAGAACTCTTTACAGCTTCCTAGTCGGGACGAGCTTATTCAGGCTTTTCCCATGAATAGAGGGCGACCCGGGGGGAAAGTTCATCTAACGACTTCTGAGATCCTATCAACATGCACTGACTGGCGGACACGTGAATTTGCAAAAATTGCATATCACTTTAAACCCCAGTGGGAGAACATTTTTATTTCTAACTTGCTCCTACTCCCTTATTTAAGTATGGCCGCTCGGGATTTGTTGTGTCCATTGTTAATCGGCACCCCGATCTTTTTCCAGTTACCGTTTAAAGAAGCCACTGATACACTAAAGGCGCTGCACACTGCTACCCGGGTAAGCTTGACCTTTCCCAAGTCTTACCTGGATTCGGGCGATGTACCGACTTTTCGTCTACTCAGTTCAGAGCAAGGACGTCAACTATACGGTATTGATCTGCTTTGTGGGCCATCGATGATGCATAAGTATGCACCAGTCGAGGAAATAGCCATGCGAATGGCCCCAGGCTCAGCCCCTATCGCTCTGATCCCCTCTGAAGATGGCCTTCCGAAATTCATACAAACCCAGGCTCTAAAGGATGAATTCCTAGGAGCGATTATGTCGGAGGTCATTCCTAAGTTAAAAAGCCAAATTCCCACTTTTCGGGCCTGGTTTGAAGATAGGATGGCCTGGGCTGCTAGCGGTGGGGCGCCAGGGGCTAAGATCCACTGGGGCCCATCGGAAAGTGAACGACTGAACAAACGGGGAGCCCTTTTACATATCGATGAGGCAACTTTACGCCAAGTGCTCCTTCAGGCCGTGGGGGCTGTCTTGTACAGTAAGGCAGCCAGTAAGTTTGAAAAAGGAAAGCGCCGGACAATCTGGAATACAGCTATCGAGGTCTACTTGATCCAAGCCTATTGCCTGGATATTTTTGATAGCCAACGCGATGCTCAGAGGGATGCCAATTACCTAAGTACTGGATGGGACTCTCAGTCTCATTCTGCCCCCCAACGCATTGCAGCGATGCGGGACAGACTTAAAATTCTTTCCGAAGCCTGCGGGTTGATGTGGGATTACGCCGATTTTAACATAAATCATAGTGAATCCGACCAGACATCTTGTTTTTCACACGCAATGCGCCGCGTCTGCTGGCTACTCAAACAGCTTCCAGATAATTCAAAGGACGGCACTTTTCGCGAAGTCATCAGTGACATTAGCGCATGTGTCACCTGGCACTCTGAGGCTCGTAAACACGTCTATATGGATAGTGCCGACGAGTCAGACGTGTTCAGTGAGGTCGTGCGGTCACTCTTCTCAGGCGAACGAGCGACGTCCTTTACCAATACCTACTTAAGTCGCCTATACTGTAAATTACATGACCATTTCAGTATGATCTACTTCCGACGGACCTTATTACTGCGTGGTTTAAGCCTACAGGGAGACGATGTGTTTAGCACAGTGCGCTCCGTTACAGACGGTGTCCTTGCGGCAGCCTTATTTAATGCTCTTGGATTCGCTGGACAAGCCT